TCATTTCTAAATATTCTGATCTTGGCAATACCCAAATAAAACATATTCCAGGCCAGTTCCAATATCCTCGTACGTTACCAGATGTATCTTGTTTATGATATCCCCCATTGGAAGATAATTCAATTACTTTACCAGCGTTAGCTAGCATTTCCGATGCAATTCCTGGGCCGCGGCAAAGATGCTTTTCTTCAATTAAAAAAGTTTTAGATTTAACTAACCCATAAAATATTTTAGTTTCTACCACTTTTTCCAACCAATTCCATTTTATATTCTGCTTCTGTTTTAATCCATTCAAAATTATTCCTAGACCAAAGTTCATATCTTGCTCTTTTATAAGTAGTGTGATTAACAACTCTTTTTGTTCGATATTTTTTTGGAATACTTACTTCATACTGTTCCATATTTATTCTGAATGCACGAGTTATTACATTATATAAACAATATTTTTCCTTTGGTATTTCTTTGTTTTCATAGAAGGTGCACTTATAATATGGCTTGATTTTTACATAAACATATTTTTCTGAACTCATTATACATTCTCCATATTTGTACGAGGGAGGGTGGCGGAGAGCCTCGGATTCGAACCGAGACAGCCAGAAGCCGCTCGATTAGCAATCGAGTTCCTTACCAGTTAGAATAACTCTCCGTATTTCATTTATTTTATCTTTCTTTCAAATTAATAAAGGCTCTGTAAATTGACTTCACTTACATCTATCTAAATCTGTTTCATAACCTTTTACTTCTATATAAGTATTTCAATCTTTTACAAAGAAATCTGGACAATATGTTGATTCTCTATTTTTTATCGTATTAAAATATTTAAATCTTTTTTTGTTTCTTCTTCACTGTACCCCGATTCTATCCAGATATTGAGCAGTTGATAATTCTCAACTACCATCTAATTTTATCTTACCAGCAATAGGGCTAATATAATCTAATTTTGGGGCTCTACCACATTTAACTTCTCAACCAGCAGCATATCTTTCATTAATTTTTTGTCTAAGTTTTTGTCTTCTAATTAATTCCTTTTCTGGAGTTGATGCATATCCTGAACAATTTTTTCTACCTTTTTTACACTTTTCTATGTATTTTTCATATTTCTCGGGGGTTAATAAGCTTTTTATTGTTTTTCCAGAATTTCAGGATGGTTTACTAACAGATTGTATTTGCTTTTTATTAAACATTTTGCCTTCTTTAGAATGAGCTCTAAATATGTGAGACTTTATTCCATACTTATTGAACATTTTTCCACATATTTTACATCTTATATTCTTTACCATTTTTTATTCTCCTTATATATACATATAAAGAATTTAAAAAATTTGATAAAATAATTAAACCGCTGCAATACCATTATGCGAGCTCTCCAATTAATTTCAATTTATACTCAGCTGCAGGAACTAACCATGTAAAATTTGATTCAACGAAAATCATTCCGCCAATTCCTCTTTTATAGCATGTTTCATCATATATTTTTGCTGATATTCTATACACTTTAATAATTGCACTTGGAATTTTTGACAATAAGTTTGGTGATGGATTGTCAAGTTTTCCGTAAAAATATTTATTATTCACTTTGCAATCCTAACAATTTCAATTTATATTCTTCTTCAGGAATGATCCATACAAATTTTAATTTATTTGTAGTCCAATAATGGTCATTCCATATAATGTACATACTTTGGTTCCATTTGGATTTCCCCAACATAACTATTTCTGTTCTTGTTATGTAGTTATGCATTGCACTGTGCTTACTACCAATCCAGTCAACATATTCATATATACTTCGTTGATCGACTTTTGCAAAAAATACTCTATCTTTAGCTTTCATATATATAAATAATATAATCAATTGAACAAAAAAAGAAACTGAAAAATGGTACCGAGAGTGGGGTACGATCCCACAACCTTTAGATTATGATTCTACTGCTCCACCAGTTGAGCTACCTCGGCATATGTTAATTTTCTAGTCTAATAATTCTAATTTCTTCATAATATTCCCATCATCTATTTCATTGAATTCTATAATTAAATTCTCATATTGTGGGAATACACTCGGGACTATTTCATACATTTTCAATGCTTCTGCTAATTTATGAAGGCTTATTAGGTTTCCACCATGATCAGTCAATTCTGGAAATTTTTTACAAAACTGAATATATTTCCACATGCTAATCATCAAGCATTCCTTTCATCAAAATATATTCAGCTTGTGTTACTATCCATTTAAAAGCTTCTTCTGGGAAAAATCCAAGTTCTGATGAATAGTAATATTCCTCTACAACTAATTTAATCTCTCTATTTCCAGCCTTAATAAAATTATAATAATCCTTGCCATACCGATCTGTTTTGTTGATAACCATTCTAACTATTTTGTCAGAAAAATAACCGTAATATATATCTCCCTTTTTATTGCTATTTCTCATCTTCAGAACCTGTCAATAAATACAATCTGTATTCAGTTTCACCAATTATTTTATCAAAGCCTTCACCAGACCAAATTCCAACTGCTGAATCATAGAAATCATTCCCTAGCATATTTAGTTTGAGAATAATTGTGCCTTTCTCTTTTATTATTGAGTAATAATCAGATTTCTCTTTCTGAGACTTTTGCAAGTCCAATACTATTCCAATGAATTCCTTTGATAGAAATCCATAAAATATTTTTTTCTTATTTGGTTTCAAAATTCTTAACCTTTTATTAATCTTAGTTTATATTCAGCTTCTGTTATGGTCCATTCTAAATCTTCTTTTAAATAAATCCAATAAGATATTTTACCATTATGCATATACTCTTGTTTATAGGTTGGCTTGAAGTTTAAGGTTGAATGTGACACTTCATTATTGGTTATCCGAAACACTTTAATTACAGTTCCAATATGTTTATCCATCATCCCTTCACTGTTGAAATTGCTGCGAGGTGAATCTTTTGAAACATATGCATAAAAAGTTTTTATCATTCTTCGCTCCTTATTAAAAAAATGGTGGCCCGAGAAGGTCTCGATCCTTCGACTTCTTGCGCTTCAAGCAAGCACTCTGACCAACTGAGTTATCGGGCCATTTATTTTTTACATTCATCTTCAGCTACTAATAATCTTAATTTATATTCTGCTTCTGGAATTATCCATTCAAACCACTTAGGTCTCCAAGTCCATTTATGATTTGGCCAATCTGGTACACTACCACTGAGGTTTACATCTTCGTATGAATCACCTTGGTATTTAGTCATGATAAGGATTTTACCCGAATAAACATGCATTTTCCCATCTTGATTTAAACCTTCTGCTTCATTTTTTGTAAGTTTATACAAATCTTTGACTAGTCCTGCATATCTTTTCGTCATATTCTACCATTCAACAATAAAAACTTATATTCTAATTCTGTATATTTAGTCTCAATCCATTCATCAATAACATACCAATTAGCTGAAGTATTTGGGTGAACCGTTACATATTTATAGCTGCTCATTGTAAAACTCTGTTCAACAAACTTGTAAAATCCATCACAATAAATTTTCATTTCAAAATAGAAAGAAATGTCTTTAGAATCAGGACCATCCCATGCAATATGATCAGAATTTAATATAAATGATTCTTCATTTAAATGTGATGTATAAATTTCTACATAAGGCTTCAGCTTAATATAGTAAGCAGTTACATTATTGTCCATTGTATATTACTTCTTTTCAATAAAATTAACTATAAAATTTGCTTCTTTATCTAGTTCTTTTGCTTTTTCTCTTAATTTCTTAGTTCTATTATCTTCACAATAACCACAAGATCCATGATTGCAGCAAGTACTATCAAATCTTTTTGAACCGTGATATTCTTTTCGATGTTCTTTGCCTGATTTTATTGCTTTACTTAAAGACATTTGTGAATCTCCTTTCCTTTATTTATATATATATACATTGATAATATAACAGAAATTTGAAAAAAAGAAACCGAAAAATAAATGGCGTCTCTGGAAGGATTCGAACCTTCAACCGCAGCATTAGAAGTGCTGTGCCCTATCCAGTTGAGCTACAGAGACGTAGTTGGTTGCGCAGGATGGACTCGAACCACCGTAAGTGTTTTATCACAGCTAGCTTATGAGACTAGTGAGAAACCCCTTCTCGACTGCGCAATAAAAATTTAATTAAAAATGGTGCTCCTGGAGAGTGTCGAACTCTCAACCCATTTCAGGGACGATTTTTGAGAACGCTGACTTCACCACTTTGTCAACAGGAGCAAATCTGGTACGAGTGGAAGGAATTGAACCTTCGACTTCCGAGATATAAGCCCGGATCTCTGACCGACTGAGTTACACTCGCAAAAAAGGTGGCTGGACCAAAGAACCGGGTCTAATAATCAACTAAGTTTGGAGGAAACTTAGTTGAAATGCCACTCTCTTTGGTCCAGAATTGGTGCGCCAGGGTGGAATCGAACCACCGCTCTCTCGAATATCAGTCGAGTGCTTTAACCGATTAAGCCACTGGCGCTGGCGGAGAGCATAGGACTCGAACCTACAACCCCTAAAGGCGACTGTTTTCAAGACAGCGTGTCTCCCTACTGACGAACTCTCCGTATAAATAAAAATGGTACCCGATACTAGACTTGAACTAGTAACCTATTCCTTGTAAGGGAAGTGCTCTCCCAAATTGAGCTAATCGGGCATATGAAAATGGAGCGGGCTAGGGGTTACGATCCCCTGACCAATGGTTGGAAGCCACTTATTTTACCAATTAAACTAAGCCCGCTTAAAAATTTTGAAATTTGGTACCGATGGAGAGGCTCGAACTCTCACGACATTTCTGCCACTGGATCCTAAATCCAGCGTATATTCCAATTTCACCACATCGGCACATATTTATAATTTGGTGGACCTGGAGAGGCTCGAACTCTCAACCTTCTCCGTGCAAGGGAGTTGTTCTCCCGTTAGAACTACAGGCCCCTTATATTCTTACATCTTATTTAATCATTTTTAATTTATATTCTAATTCTGGTACAATCCATTCAATATTTCGATTGAAATATATAAAACCATTTTCATCAAAGTAAAACTTGAGATCATTTGATTCAACAGTAAATATTGATCCATGGTTTATTTTTTCATTATGTATTAAAGTCTCTGGATATAACTGTACATAATACTTATTCATAATTTACTTTCTTTCTTCTAAAATTGGTGGAGGTGTCGGGATCGAACCCGAGTCCTAAATATACAATACCTAGTCGAATCATTTCACCCCCATAAATAAAGTTGGTGGAGATGGAGAGAATCGAACTCTCTGATTAAACATTCCATTTGTTGGTTTGTGTTCAATCATTCCTAATACATCCCCTGGTACTTATTCTTCTTTTATTCATAGTAATAATATAATCAATTTATGATAAAAAGCAACCATTACTTTATCTTTCTACCTTTAATTCATCCTCTGCAAACCCAATTATTAAGATCATCTTTTTTAATTTTTTTGCTTTGCTTTAATTCTTCATTCATAATCCAGCAAGTACCATACTGTGAGTTGTCTCTACCTAGGTACTTCCCTTTTTTCGCTAAAGACATTTTCTTTTTAGTTTCTTCAGAGTGATGTTTGTTCAAAAATGATGCATCATGACTTTCATAATAAAGCTTTAGTGCATTAGATATCTTTTCTCTAATCTCTTCAGCTCAAGCTGGTTGCTCTTTTAGTTTATTAGCTAAACTAATTCCACCAACATTTCCTGCATTGCTCATTTTGCTGTAAAATTCTTTAGTGTTGTGATTTTTTCTATTTAGACCTGTTGAATTTAAATAGTCTCATCCACCTTCACCACCTAATTTAATATTGTAAGTATCTAATCTGGCAATAAACATTTGATCAACTATTTCAGCTTCTTTTTGATAGGCTTTTTCTTTTTCTGTAAATTCAAATAAAATTTTTCTTTCAAATTTATCAATTCCATGTTTTTTGATTGAGTATTTCAATAATTTTCCTGATCCCGAATATCTATCATTTTCAATATCATTTGATTTGTGAATCCCAATATAGATTTTGTTGTTTATTTTGTTTGTTGTTTTGTAAATATAATACATTTTTAATTTAAATTCCTTTTAATAATAAATATCAGAAGTTTAAATTAATTCAAACTTTTAATCGAACTAATTAGCCAGCTTTATCTGTTTCTACTCAGTACCACGTAGAGGTTTAGTTTATAAACTGAGCGCAGATCTGATAGGACTTGAACCTACAACCTTTGGTTTTGGAGACCAATGCACTATCAATTGTGCTACAGATCTAAATATTTTTTTCATCTTTTTCTTTTAATATACTTCTTCGTAATGAACTTTTCCACAATTGGGACAAGCATATTCTACATATATTTGATGAGATTCCCGACCATATTCTTTTGACTCTGCAGTACAAAAATCAGGATCTTTTGCTACTTGATCAGTATTACATGCTTTACAATAAAATTTAATTACTATGTCCATTTAATTCTCCCTTTTTAAGATATATACATAATATAAAGGAAAATTAAAAAAAAGAAACAGGAAAAAGGCATTCCGTTTTAGAGAGTCTCCCCTTCCCTGTTCAGTTGGTACTCCCGACGGGGCTCGAACCCGCTTCCCCTATAATGGGACCAGAGTGAAAGTCTGGTAACCTGCCAATTAGTCATCAGGAGCATATAAAAATTTGGCGTAAGCTTTTAAGGGATTTCAACCCATGGAGTTTGCCTACAATCCTCAAGAAGTTTGGGGCCCTAGAATCAGAGACTAGTGTGAGTCCAAGGTTGATGCTTCTCTCTGTTTTCCCTAATGAGCTACACTAGAGAAAATTGGTGGGTAGGGGAAGACTCGAACTTCCAGCCCCTTTCGGGGAGTGGGTTACAGCCACCACGCCTAACCAATTAGCTTATACCTACCCATGAAAATGGCTGCCCAGGTCGGGATTGAACCGACATTCTTTGCGTTAACAGCGCATTGCCTTACCAAATTGGCCACTGGGCAATAAAAATTTGGGGTGATAGACGGTACCGAACCCGCATCTGCAAGATCCACAATCTTGAGCTTTACCACTTAAGCTACTATCACCATAAAACCTAAACATAGTTTTACTTCTTACTATTTCCTTCCGTTTCTGTTTCCACCACGACCTTTACGTCCTGAAGGTATTACTCTTTCCCAACCACCAAAACTATCTTTTTTAGTAGTTGTTTTCTTAGTGTCAGTACAGTTTCCTAAACCTCTTCCAGTTTTAGGTCCATCACCATCTGGTCCTGTTTTGTCACCTCTTGGCATGATTTTTACTCCTTTTGCTTTTTATTTTAAAAATTTATTTTTCTTCCTTTTTTTCAATCTATATTATATTTTAAAAATTCTACGATATCTTTTTTATATATTCTTTTACTTTCTTTTAATTTCTCATTGTAAACTCAACATTTCCCATATTGAGAATTTAATTTACCAACATGTTTACCTTGAGCAGATTTTGACATTTTTTTCTTTGCTTCTTCTGAATGATGCTTATTAATAAAAGGATGTTCATTAATACTATAATATAACTTAAGCCCATTTGATATTTTTTGATTAACTTCTTCAGAAAATATTAGATTATTCTTTTTTTTCCTTATCAATGCTGCACCACCCAGTACACCAGCTGCAATCATCTTTTCGCTGTACTCTTTTCCATGGTGATCCTTATTATTTAATCCTGTTTTATTTACATATTCTCATCCACCATGACCACCTAACATAATATTATATGTATCTAATCTAGCAGCAAATACTTCATTGACTATTTTAGTTTCCATATCAAAAGCTTCTTTTTTATCATTGAATTCATATAAAATTTCTCTTTTAAACTTATCAATTCCATATTTTTCTATAGCTCTTTTTAATAATGTTCCAGAACCAATATATTTATCTAATTCTATATTATCTGATTTATGAACACCAATGTAAATCTTATTATTAACTTTGTTTGTCGTCTTATAAATATAATACATTTTCTATCTCCTTAATAATATATATCAAGAAGATAGAAAATTTGTTCAAATTAATTTAAACAATCGAACTAATTAGCCAGCATTATCTGTTTCCACCCAATGCTACAAGGAAGCTTAGTTCTTATCGGGCGCGGAGAATGGGAGGTTCGAACTCCAGATTCAAGATCGACAGTCTAGCGTGTTACCAGTTACACTACATTCTCCGAAAAATGGTGGCTCCATCCAGATTCGAACTGGAAATCTACTCCTTAAAAGGGAGTTACATTGCGCGGTTATGTTATAGAGCCGTGATTAAAATTAAAATGGTTGCCGATTTAGGGTTCGAACCTAAACTAACTGGATCCAAATTCCAGCGCCTTATCCATTTAGACGAATCGGCATTGTGCGAAAATGGTGCTTCCTGAAAGACTCGAACTTTCAACTTTCTGATTACGAAACAGTTACTCTGCCAGATTAGAGTTAAGGAAGCTGGTGCCTTAGAAAAGAATCGAACTTTTACTTCCGGGTTACAAAGCCGGCGTGCTGAATCCGTTAACACTACAAAGGCATATAAATGGAGTCAACGGTTGGAATCAAACCAACAAAGAATAGGGTTGCAATCTATTGCCTTAATCATTCGGCCACGTTGACATGTAAATAAAAATGGTACTCGGAGCGAGATTCGAACTCGCACGAAGATAAAACTTCGACAGGGCTTAAACCTGTTGTGGCTGCCATTACACCATCCGAGCAAATATAAAAAATTGTCGACTGAGATTACATCGACAATCGTTTCAACTTTAGAATGCATTACCATCAATATGGTTAAGTACTGATGTTCTCATCGTATCCACTTCACTCTTGGGAAGTATCGAAACAGTGATGCTTATTTATATAGCCACAAGCTTTATGGCTCGCTAAATCTCTTTAGCAATCAGCAATAATACTCAACTTTATCTTTTCCCCCAACTATCGCTAGCTGTAAATCACCGCTAGGTGATTAGGTGCAAGATGCCATTAATACCTTCAGCCTTCCGAGCTTCCAGTACCATGATTGTACAATTTGTACTCATGGATTAATACACCTTTCATATTACTGAGATCAAGACTTTGGATTATTTTAAGTTGTTAATGCAGTGATCGAACCTGCGACCTTTTGTTCTTAATACAAATGCTCTACCATCTGAGCTATATAACTTTTTTACTCTTCTGGGAGTGCTTGATCAATTGCTTCATATCCTTTTGAGATACAAAATACAACACATCCAAATACGTTTCGGCTTGCGACCTACTGTGCGGTTTTCAACGGATAGAACAGGTATTACACCTATTTGCCATTTAAACTATATACTAGCCTTAATCTTGCGAGGACTCAGACAGATATACTACTCCTTATCTTTTTGAGAATCGTGAAGTTGACTTATTAGATTGACTTGTCAAGGTCGATTTCCTAATGCTCTGTACCACTTCCCGAGGGAAGAGCAGTTTACAAAAGTTTATTCTTTCCAAAGAATCTAAAACTCCACTACGTCCTTAGTTCCATATGGTGTATGAAACTACTGCTTGGAAAGCAGTTTGAGACGGAGCTTGCTTGGTTGGACCATAATATATATGGTACAGCTATAAGAGACAGTTGCTGTCTTTTGTGAGTTACCCCACATTATCCTTTTCCCGAAGGAAGTCACCTAAGCATAACTTTTTGCTATCTTTTAAAATTTGTTTTCCGCGTGTGTTACTAAAAACTTATCTTGAACTATTAGCCAGATTGCTCTGTTACCCATCTAACACCCCGTGGAGGTTAGTTCATTGTTAGACTCTGGATAGGAGGATTCGAACCTCCGAAAAATTCCTCGTCCCAAACGAGGCGCCCTAACCGGACTAGGCTATATCCAGAAATATTTTTTCAAAATTCAGTTTTGTTGACATACTTTGTGAGCCTATGGTACCTTATAGGACCGATCTGTCTTTCGTCCTACGCTTCTAGGTTTTCATAGTTGACAAACTATAAATATTCATCTCACCGCTTCTAAGTTTTTTACAAAACTGAATTTCAAAAAGGATCTGTATGGTTAGTCTTGATGAATAATGGTTAGACATCATAACCACCATACAGATTTGTTTGAAAAACATAATTTTCAAAAATTCCACTTCTATTAATCTTAATTTTATGTAAACAAACTAAGAAATTTTATCTTCTAATGATCAATTTACTTCTTTTTGTTCTACTTAAAAAGTAGATACAATTATAATATAAAGAACTAATTAAAAAAAGCAACTAATTCTTCAAAAAAAACTACAAAAAAAAACCTAAACTTTTTAAAAAAAAAGCTAGGTTGGTAATTTATAGAAATTGAGTTTAAATTCTTTTTCTTACCACCAAACCAACGCTTGATTAATATCACTTGTTTTACATGTAGGTTCTTCAACAGACTGCCCGTCTAAAACCATCACTGCAATATGAAGTGAATAATTGGTTGTGACTATGTTCTCAAAAAATCTGTTTGAATCCATGATATATTTTCCTTTTTGTTTTTTATATTAATTCTTAATAATATATATCATTCTAAAAATTTAAAAGTGAATTTTTCTCTATTTTTTTCCAATTAATTTTAGTTTTAACATTAAATTATTTTTAGAAAATACTGCCTCTGGATATGTGTACCATGAGTTTGGGCAGCTATTAGTACCACTTTCTTCCAAGTCAACTGAATATCTGCCATATTCACGATCAAGAATATCTTTTTGAGTGACACGAATTATTTCGAATGATTTGCTAGCATAACTATACAAGTGTGCTTTCCTAATACCATAGTAAGTTGGACTGGAGTTGCTATTGGTGAATAATTCTTTTAATTGACTTTTTGTTTTGAAAGTCAGAGATTGCCCTGCAACTGGTATCATTTTTATTTTTCTTCTTCTAGTAATTTTAATTTCAAATCTAATTGTAATGTATCGAATAAAGTATCAGGCCAGAAAAATCCATGTCCTTCTACCAAAAACAATTCTTTAATCTTAATTGAATAGTTTATTTTTGTTGTGCCTGTCTCTAGGTCGATTGATTTTATTGTTACCTCTTTACCGGCAATCATTGGAAACCATTTATTCCCAATGCCCCAATATCCATTTTTCCATTCTCTCAATTGTTTAATTTCATGTAATGATTTAAACCTAATTTTATCACCTTTCCTAACTTTCACTTAATAACTCCAACTTCAAATCTAATTGTAATGTATCGAAAAGTGTATTTGGGTATGAGAAATCAACATTTGATACTAAACTAGTTTCTTCAATTAATACTGTCCAATACATATCACTGCTTGATCTTCCGTCATAATATGCTTTTACTGTCACTTCTCTCAGGGCAAGTTTTCTTAATGCACTGCTTGGTATGCCGCAACATTGGTGCATGGTAAATTCAGGAAGTTTATTCATTTCATGTAATGATTTGAATCTAATTTTATCGCCTTTCTTAACTTTCACTTAACAACTCCAATTTCTTTTGTACATCAATACTAACTATTTCATATGGTGCGAAATAATACGAGGGAACTCCATAGTACCATTTTAATTCAGGATTCAATTCTAATGTGAAATCTAGCTTGTAATAATAGTCCTTTACTATATCAGCAATAAAAGCTTCTTTATTACAATAATCTTGATTGTAGTTGTGCATTTGAAACTTTCTGTATTTACTTAACTGATCAACAGTTTTTACTAATACCCTCTCTCCAATTCTAAATTTCATTCTTTATTCATCCTCACTCAATAGCTTTAATTTTAGTGTGATAGAATATTTAACAAAAAGGTCTATGGGAAAAGAACAACTTAAAACATCTGTAGGATATAATGAATTTGGATTATTGTTAAGTCGTACCCAGAATCCATAATCTGCAGACTCTGTAATACTTGTTATTGTATGTGTAGTGTTAGCTAGAACTAAAATCTTCTTGAATGATATTCCCCCCAGATTATTGTTCCCACAATATGCACGCTTTATTCCTTGTGTATTTTTAAATGTTATTCTATCACCAATACTATATTTCACTTAGTAACTCCATCTTTCTTTGATTGTTGAATTTGTTAGTGTAATAACATAACAAATGGCCATCCATAAGTCTATCTTTAAGTACAATAAATGTTTGAGTATCAACATCAACGAACATTACAAAATGTGCAGAATATAATTTTCTGAATATTACTCTGAAGTGAGTTAGACATAATCTCGTTTGATCAAAAATAAGCTGGTGTTCTCCCTCTTTATTCAAATCTTCATACTTAAGAATAATTACCTTTGTATTTTTATCAGATGTTGTTTCAATCATTATTGATATTCCCTAGCATTTTTAATCTTTCTGAAACCATAACTTCATTAGATTCAAACTCCCATGGCTTCCAAAAAGAATCTCCATCATCTTCTTCGATTCTTATATCACCACCATGATCAATCAATTTGATAGTTACCCAAGTTCCAAGAAATTTCAGCCACTCTGATGGGTTTGACATGTGTACATCATATGGCTTTAAAAGTAATACGTCTCCAACTTTAAACTGCATCTAATTCCTTGAGCAAATCTTCTTTACTGATTGTTGGATCATCAAATACAAATTCTTTAGCAATTTTCAAAAGTCTTCCAACTTCAGAACCAGATTTCAGATCAAATTTATCCATGATATCTTTACCATTAATTGGCATAGTAACAACTGTTGGTTCATCTGACAATTTATCTAGTCTGATTCGAATTTGATCTACTTGATTTGGCATGCAGGAATTAACAGCATGTGATTTATTATCAGCATTAATCAAGTGCAACAAACTTTCCAGATTATCTGTTCTTTTCAATTTCCTGATTGCTTTGTCAGAGACTTCAACATTATCTCCCCAGCCTTTAGTTCTCATATGTTCTCTAACCAAACCAGTTACAAATGAAATTTCTTTTTTTGAGAATTTCAATCTTCTGAGAATAGTTCCAGTTGTATTTGCTCCAACTTTCTCATGACCTATGAATTGAACTTTACCATCAATATTAGTTCTTGTTTGCTTCTTACCAATGTCATGGAAAAGAGCAGCAATTCTTGTCAATGGAAATTTACTATACATTTCAGTTCTGATCAATACATCAATTGTATGGCCGAAAGCATCTTTATCATGATAATCATTTTGAGTAAACCCATATAGATCATTCAGTTCAGGAATAATGTTAGCTAGTAAGCCAGATTGTCTTAGAGAAATTATGAATTTATGGAACAAAGGATATTCTGCAGCTTTCATTATTTCCATTCTAATTCTTTCATTTGAAATCTTATTGATGTGACGTGAGTTTTTCATAATTGCTATAAAGAGATCATCATCGATTGTAAAATTGAATTTGGCAGCGAATCTAAGAGCTCTAAGCATCCTAAGATAATCTTCTGTAATTCTACATTCTGGAACCCCAACTGCTTTGATAATACCATTTTTCAAATCTTCCTGACCATTGAATGGATCAAAAATTGTTCCTGATTCTGTCATTGCCATTGCATTTATTTGTAGATCCCTTCGAGAAAGATCTTCAAGAATTGTTTTCGAAAATCTTACTTGAGCATGTCTTCCATCAGTTTGAATATCTTCTCTATAAGTAGTAACTTCAAATGATTCACCATTAATCAAGAAAGTAATTGTACCATGATCAAATCCAGTGGGAATAGTTTTTGCATTCATTTTCATCATTTCAGTAGGTGTTGCGTTTGTTGCAAAATCCAAATCATTTGGTTCAATACCAAGAATGATATCTCTTACAGCTCCCCCAACTAGGTATAATTCTTTGTTATTGTCTTTGAATATTTTTGAAAGTCTTTTATTAAATTTTATCATTTCTTTTCCTCTTTTCTTTATATATGTATAATATAAGAGATTTTCCAGAAAAAGAAACTTATTTTTTGCCAGCAATTTCAATTTAAATGCATTAGCTGATTCAACCATCCATTCATTCCAGAGAAAATGAAAATCACTGTTGAACACATATGTAATGCCTGTAATAGATGTTATTTTATAAATCTTACCTGCAAATGTCTTTCTTCTCACATCCCAGTGGCTTCTATCCATTCTTGGATTGTCACTTTTAATTTTCTGCATACCAAAAGAACTTATTTCACCGTACCACTTTAAATTTTTGACTACTACTAAGTCTCCAACTTTATATTTCATCCTTTCCTTCCAATAACTTTAACTTTTCAGAGATACTATAACTCAAACAATGCTCAGGCCAGTGGTAAGGACTATCATTGTCTAATACATATTCCACTTCTTTATCAGCACATGCATAAACCTGCAAAACTCTTAACACTTTAAATTCTTTGTTAACGTAATTCTGTACAGGTCTGATATAGTCTCCATCAGGTAAAACTCTTACTATTTGGCCAACAACGAATTTATTCTTCAATCGCATTATAACAACTTCAATTTTTCTAATCTATCATCTAGAATTAAATTATTACCGGACCATGTCCAACGACGCGGGATGCCAGATAGTGTTATACAATTGTACCCATCATCTGCTTTTGTAATGCTGTGGTATGTTCCAACATAACATCTAACCTCACGAACTAAACCATGGCTACAGGACTCAATTATCTTTACTACGTCTCCGATTTTAAACTTTCTATTCATAGTAATAATATAAACAATTTACGAGAAAAAGAAACTCAAAAATTTCCTATTCTTAATATTTATTAATGTGATTAAAAAATCCAAGACGGGAGAATGAATAAAATTGAAAATGATAGAATTAAGACCACTAATGAATTGAGTTAGTGACGTTGGTCAAAACCACAGCTTGAATAAAATAGTTGAAAATTTAAATAAGCATACGTACAAGGAAACACTGATTAAAGAATATATCGGTCATGTGGATCCAAAATCACCTATTTCTTATTATATCAAATATTACAGCCCAATGAAACCTGCAGAAGAAAATGCTGCAATATTAAAATACCAAAAGAACAAAGACAGTAAAGCATTTGATAGATTAATCAGAGCACACTCTAAGTATATGCTATCAATGATAATGAAGAGCAAATCTAAACTTGAAAAAGTAGATCAAAATATTACTACTGAAGAAGTATTCAATGCAATGATTATTAACTTTGCAAAAGCAATTAATAAATTTGATGTCTCTAAAGGATTGAAGTTCTCTACTTACTTAGATAAATGGTTAAGGGAAGTAGTTATGAATTACAAACACTTTATCTCTAAATCATCTAGAACAATTGGAAACAAATCAAAATCAATTGACATGCAAATTGGAAGTGGTGGAGACAAAAAAAGAAGCTTAAGTGATTTGATATCTGACCCTGATGCTGTTGATATGTATGATGAAAAAGAAAAATCAGATTTCATGAAAGCTATAGCTAACAAAGGATTTAAGACTTTATCTGATGATGAAAAGCTCGTAATTAAAGCAAAATATGGAATGTTAAGCCCAAAGGAAGAAGATCAGATGTTGAGTAAAAAAGGTAAAGTTACTAATGATACTATTGCTGACTATCTTGGTTTAACAGCTCCAGGTGTCAGAAAGATTCATAAAAGATCTCTGCAGAAATTGAGGAAAGCATTAAGCTAAATAAATACATATATATATACACACATTTACACACATCGAAAAACCCAACTAGTGGAGGAGCTAATTGGGTTTTCCATTTAGGAGGAGCGTATGATTCGTTTGTCTAATTATTAATCAAGTAGTAATTCTTTATCAACTTCAGTGAGAATAGATTCATCACAGATTTCAAATTTTGTGCCACATACCGGACAGTAATTCTCATCTTCTTTTCTTTCTCTACCACATTCAATACAATATTTAATTTCTTCCATATCTTTTTTAATTCCTTAAATCTTTATTAATAATAATATATATTAGTTAGAAAACCCAAAGAACAATTTTTATCCTAATAATTTTATTTTTTTTAAAATTAGATCTTCAAACATTCATCCATTCCAACTCCAATGATTGCCTTTTAAATAATATTTCGTCCAGCCATGGGTGTCTTCTATTACTTCGGTAATCACTATTGTTTCCCCACAATATTCTTTCATTTGACTAATAAATCCAGCCTGGTGCTGCATAATTATTTCATAATGTTCCTCATGCCATTTTCTTGATCTGATTTTAACTATATCTCCAATTTTATAATTCATTTAATAGTTCCAACTTTACTAATTTCATATCTTCAAACATCCAATCTTCAAATCCAGCAATGACTTTTGGCTTCTTCAACATACTAGTTACCATATAATGATCACCACTTGCTGAAAGAATTCTCCCAGTTTTTCCAAAGTATTTATCCATTAAAGTTAAAAACTGTCTGAGACCCTTTTCATTATACATATAGAGATGTTCTTTTGCATGGGCTTTAAACCATTTTTCGCTCTTAACTTTAACGATGTCATCAACTTTATACTTCACTTAATAACTCCAATTTTTGTTCTATTGAAAAATGAATCTCTTGACTCTTCCACCACCATTCTCCGGTTGTATCTAATCTGTACCAATCATCATGTCCGAGGTATGCATAATCATATGCTATAATTGTACCGTATTTTCCAGCATCACCATCCTTCCCCCAGGTTACACTGTGTACTACTTGAACTCGATCCCCAACTTTATATTTTTTCATCTAATAACTCTAGCTTTAACTTCAACGGCTGCCTGATTTCATGTTCATAGAAATATCCAAATACATCATCTAAAAGATAATGCGTAAAAATGCATAATATTGGGTCATCCGATACAGATTCAATTCTAAAAAGGTTGCTCCTTTGATCATCTTCAAACAATGATGGAAAGTCTACAATTTCAACATAGGATCCAACTTTATATTTCACTTTTGATTTTCCCCAAAGTGTCAGCTGTGTTTTTATCATGACGTATTTCAACAAACCTGGGAAGGAATAGGCTATATTTAGTGCTTCCTTTTTTCTTGATGATTTCATTATATTTTACAGTAATGATTTTTCCAATGATATTTGATTTGGCCAATTCTGTGATAACTTGCTTTGTTTCCATAGTGCTAGTATCTGTAATGGTAAAACCTCTTTCTTCATGAGTAAAACCAGTTCCAACATTAACTCTAAGTTTGCCATCTTCTGATTCTACAATTAGAGCTCCCATACTTCCTTCCATAATACCAGTGCCTTCTTGCCAGCCAATTACAACTAAATCAGCTTCTCTTTCAGCTTTTATTTTGATTTGGTTCTTTGATCTTTTCCCTTCGTATGGAGCATTCATATTCTTTAGCATTGCCCCTTCATAACCATTTGCAATGTATTCATCTGCTTTTGCTTTTCCCCTTTCAATTGAATTAACTGTACAAGAATCAATTACTCTTAGATGTTTTTGAGCAGTTTTTTTCAATTGCCCTTGCAAGAAATTAAATCTTTCTCTGTAAGGAGTTGCATCATATTTCAAATCAAAAGATAATTTGGGTAAACTGTCCCAAGTTAGAAAAACAATGTTTGGATAGATATCAGCTGGAATTTCTTTTCTGTTTAAGATTCCATTTGATAATTTTCTATCCATTGTAGTACCATCTTCATTATTGATTATAACTGCTTCACAATCTAAAACCCAATCATAGTCTAAAGATGGAATTTTAGTTTGAATTGCTTGAATTACTTCAGAATCAATTGATGGGTGATTTAATTTGAAATCTTGTTTTCCTGAGCTTGTGTAATACTTAACAGCACCTTTTGAATACATAATGATAGTTCTTCGCCCATCACCTTTTAATTGGCAATATGCTGGATAGTGAATACTTTTGATTTCTGCTTCACCTTTAGCTTTTGCAATTTTGAATTCTGGAATTAGATTGTCCCAGACTTTATTAATTGTAGATATTGAAATGCCACATTTTAAGTTTCTATTTAAGATTAAAGGGAGAGTAAAACGTACATCATTAGTACTGTCTGACAATATGTTGATAATTTCTTGTCGTGCTTCATTCCCAGTAATTACTCTATTTCTTAAATTATCTAACAATTCAAACATCAAATCGAAATCATATAATGCTGGCAAATCTTGCTTTGGCAATTGATAATCTTTTATGTAGTAATTGAAAAAAGGATTATGGGCGTAGAAAAATATTTTTTTCAGTATTTCATTATCTTTGTATTTCTTTAAGATTTTGATTTTATCTATTCTTGAGTTTGTAGTTTCTAGTTCTGTGATTATTTCATTAATCATTTTTATTTTCTCCTGATCTTATTTTATATAGTTATAATATAACAGTTTTTTATGAAAAAGAAACTGCTATTTTTCCTTGCTTAATAGTTCTAGTTTTTTATTAATCCAGTATTGTTCATAGCTGATCAACTCTGATTCATAGAAGAATCGATCGAATCCATCAACTTGATATATTCGCTCATTAAATTCATGTGTAAATATATAACCAACTTTTCCAGAGCAGCCTAAATATTCACAATCTTCTTTTGGTTTTTTCGGCGATAATCCATTAATATATACAAGCTGTCTAAATTTAAATTTTGTTGCTATCTTCATGATTTATTCCAATAGTTTTAATTTTTCTAAAATTAGAGATTGTAAAAATATTTCTGGCCAGTACCATGTACTAATTTCTTCAATATGATAGCAAGGTGTGTTGTAATGTATTGATGATGGTGAAAGCATACCATTATCCTGGTTTTTTTTAATTGTTACAATTCTGTTCAACATTTTTTTTAAATCGTCATCACCCGTAGGGGAACCCGTAGGTGAAACTTTAACAACTCTAACTTTTTGTCCAAGATGGAATTTATACTTCATATTTATAATTGACGGCTAATTGACAAGAATGAAGTAACGAAAAGCTTGTTGTTTTTTTTGATAAGAACTTTGTTTTTTCTTGCAGATGGTTTAATACCGATGATTTTGTGACCTGATGGAAGAACTTTACCTAAAGCATCTTTTAAATTTGAGTAGCCAAGATATTCAATATATTCATTCCAATAGCCTTTGGTGTGAGTTTCAGGAGTGAGGGAAGTACCATATTTTTTATTTTCTACGTTAACTTTGAAGCGGAAGTCGTTTTCACTAAAACGAATGTTTCCAGCAGATAATTCAATTTCATATTTTTTTTCTAATTCTTTGATTGCTTCTTTGAAATCTTTTCTAAAGTTTTTTAAAGTCCCTTGATTAATATTCATTGTGTTTAATTCCTCCAAATTAAATTTTTTATATATATTAGTAATATAAGGAAAAACACAAAAAAAGAAACTGCTATTTTTTAATTTAACAATTTCAACTTCTCAAGAATATATACTTTTTTCTCTTTTTCTATTCCTTTTAAAAATTCTTCTTCTGTTATTATACCAAGTGTCTTTTGTACATCTAGATCATACAGTTTCAAAATGAAGTTAGTTATAGTCATGATTTAACCATCATCTACCTTATCAAGTAATTCAAGCTTGAGCAATATATATTCTTCTGGATTAAACCATTCCATCCATTTTAACATTATTGCATCAGTTGCATCCCACTTATTAGATTTCACAGCTTCCATTTTCACACTCAATATTAACAGTATATTTACTTGCTGTTTTTAATAATTCTTCTTTATCCATTTCTTTCCAATCAACTATAGTCAGCGGCTCGTTTCCTCTTGACCCAGCTTGATATATTGTTACACCTTTCAAATGGTCTGTATAATCTAGCAAAATATCTGCCAGCTCGTTTGAGTTATAACTGGATGAAACATTTATAGTTTTTGAAATTGAATTGTCTATGTGTTGTTGGATTGTACTTTGTACTGCTAGATGTTCTTCTGGAGTTATATCATAGGCTCCGACAAACACATCTAATTTTTTGTTTTTAGCAATATAATCAGCAAACAATGAATCCATTACCAATTCTTCATGCAATACATTATCGATATTATATTTTCTTTTATATACGGGTGCGAAAATTGGTTCAATTCCTGACGATACTCCCGATATCATAGATATGGTTCCACACGGTGCACATGTTAGCATACTAACATTTCTAATGCCGTATTTTTTAATTCTTTTCAATATTCTCGGAGGTAAATTCTTAACAAAATTATTTTCTAGATACTCATCAGCATTAAACTTGGGGAACGTTCCCTTTTCTATGGCTAAATCAATTGATGCCATGTATGCCTCATTTCTTACTGTTGCATACAACCTTTCAATAAACTCTAAGGATTTTTTGCTCCCATATTTTAGACCAAGTTTAATTAGCAAATAGTGCAATCCCAATGTTCCTAATCCAATTTGCCTACCCATATGTGCTGCTTCTTGAGATTTAGAAATAGGATAGCTATTTACTGTTAACACATTATCCAAAAATCTAACACCACCTTTTATTGTTTTGGCTAATTTAGAATAATCAACATCATTTTTATTTTCATCATACATGTTTGATAGGTTTATTGAACCTAAACAGCAAGACCCTCCATTTGAGAGAGGCAATTCTGAACATGGATTTGTACATGCAAACGGTTGGAAATAGTGGTTATTGAAATATTTTTTAATGTTGTCAACAAACAAAAATCCTGGCTCTCCTGATTTAATATTTCTGTCAATAATTTTATTCCACAAATCTTTTGCCATTAAAATATACTCTTTAACAAATTCAAAATAATCAT